CACGGGTGCGAGGTGGTGCCGTCGCTAATGGCGAGGTTCCACCCGATCGGGTAGTCATCCGGATTTTCCAGGATCTCCAGCGATCACGCCCGTACCACAAGCGCGCGAGTGCCGTCTAGTCCGAATCGCCGCGGGTTTGTTTCGGAGTAGACCGGCGGGCGGGACTGTGGCAGACTGCTCTCGTGCAGTCGGAACAGCAAACCATCTACCCCGTCGTCGCGCCTCGGTGCCTTTCCGGCTGCACAGCCGAGGCGCGGCGGCGTGGGGAGGTACCATGTACGAGAACATCATCGGCCGCAAGGCCATCATCCGAGCGCGGGACGCGGGGGTGCACTACGGGACGGTCGAGGCCGTCGAGGGGCGGACGGTCGTGCTCAGCGACTCCCGGCGGATCTGGCGCTGGCGGGGGGCGATGACGCTTTCCGACCTGTCGCTGACCGGTCCGGCGAAGTCGGGCGACAATTACACCCGCATCGCCCCGGCGGTGGAGCGGATCGCCGTACTCGACGCCTGCGAGATCATCCCGACCGCCGAGGCCGCGGACAAGAGGATCGCCGAGGTGTCACCGTGGAACGCGTGACGCTCGTTCCTGACGGGCACCCCGACGTGGATGCGTGGAGCGGCTCCGGCTACGGCTACGGCTCCGGCTCCGGCTCCGGCGACGGCCACGGCTACGGCGACGGCGACGGCGACGGCTACGGCTACGGCTCCGGCCACGGCGACGGCTCCGGCTCCGGCTCCGGCTACGGCTCCGGCTCCGGCGACGGCTACGGCTCCGGCTCCGGCTCCGGCGATGGCTACGGCGACGGCGACGGCGACGGCGACGGCTCCGGCTACGGCTACGGCGACGGCCACGGCCACGGCGACGGCTCCGGCTCCGGCTCCGGCTACGGCGACGGCTACGGTTAATACAGCGCGATGCGTTCACCGCTCGCCACGGGTGCACCGCATGCCTCCTAGACCCGACCGCTGGCGCGAGCGCTCGCGGTTTTTCACCGGCATCGCTGCGGCCATGGCCGACCAGTGGGATGGCACTGGACCCGTGCAGCAGGATCTGCTGGGCTGAGCGCCCCAGCCAGCGACTGACGCGCACTGCGCGCACTGCGCGCCCCCAGCACCAGCCAACCACACCACGCATCTCACACGCGCTCTCAGATAGCTCACAGGCTGTTTTTCGTACCCCCCAAGGGGGTACGCTGCGCCCCATGTGTCAACCGCACTTGACACCCCCCGCCGATCCCCAGGTAGGCTGACACGCGTAACCCCGCCCCCCGTGCCGTCGCACGCAAAACTCGAACGGGCACAGCAGCAACCCAGGCTGCTCCGATTGAGTGCAGCCCCGAGGAGACGACGGCACCATGGCCAACGAAGTCAGCTATGCAAACCAGGGGGATCTCGTACTCGCGGCGATCCTGAATCAGGCGATCTACGAGATGATCGCGGACAAGGTGGACCTGCGCAACACGGTGTTCTTCGCCGACGATCCCGCGGGCTCCGGCTCCGCCACGGTCAAGATCCCGCAGGTGACCTTTGACGAGATCATGACCGGGCCGAGCGAGGCGGCGGACGTGAGCAACAGCGCGCTGGGCAGCTCCAGCGCCACCGTGACCGTGGCCCGTCAGGCGGTCCGGTACGACACCACCGACCTCTTCCAGATCGTCAGCACCGGCAAGGTGGACATCCCGCGGCTGGCCGCGGGGATCGCCATGGCCGCGGTGCGGCGCGCCTCCCAGCTGATCGGGCTGGCCATCGACGGCTTCAGCTCGACCGCGGGCAGCACGGGCACCGTGTTCAGCGTGGACGACTTCTTCGATGCGCAGTTCACCCTGGAGATCGCGGACGTGCCCGGTGGGGACATGTACTGGATCGCGCGCCAGAAGCAGTTCACCGAGTTCCAGTCCAGCCTGCGCGGCGAGGGCGGCGCGATCAGCTATCAGGCCAGCACGGCCGAGCTGCTCGCCATGAAGGCCCAGGGCTACAAGGGCGACTTCAACGGCGTGAGCCTGTGGACCAGCTCCCAGGTGGCCAACGACGGCACCGACCACAAGGGCGCGATGTTCGCCAAGGGCGCGGTGGCTGGCGCTGAGGCCACCCCGCAGCTGATCTCCAGCCGCGTGCCCGTGAGCCCGTTCCTGAACGTGGCCGTGCCGGACTCCGCCATCTGGGTGGAGATGGAGCGCAACGCGGCGGGCGGTCTGACCAAGGTGGTGGGCAACTACTACTGCGGGTACGAGATCAACGAGGACGCCCGAGGCGTCACCACGCTCAGCGCGGTCTGAGCAGCAGCTGGCGCGGCCCTGGCAGCGTGGTGCTGCTGGGGCTGCAGCTGGCACACCCGAGATCCGCACCGCCCCGCCAGAGCGGGACATCGGTGACGGCCGAGGAGGAGAGCATGAGCTACCAGCCGAACCAGGGCACGTCCTTTGCGGGCGAGCAGGTGATCACGAGGGGCCCCCGCAAGCAGAGCGGCCTGCCCAGGCGTGGCGCCCAGCCAAATCAGGCGTTCGAGCTGACCCACCACCCCAACCGCTGGGGGTACACCGAGGAGCTGGGCTTTCACCCGCTGCTCGGGCGGTTCCACCACGAGCCGGGGCTGGGCGGGGTGAACGGCGAGGGCGACCTGAGCGCGGCTGAGGCCAAGCTGCTTCGTGGCGGCTGGACGATCATCCAGCAGCAGGATGCCAAGCTGGCCAAGCTGGAGCTGGAGGTGCACGGGGAGCGGTGGAGTGGCCGCACCGGGTACCTGAGACGGTTCCCCGTGCAGGGTGGCGGGGTGCACCACGTGCTGGTGTTCCAGCGTCCGCACGTGGTGGTGGACCGTGTGCAGTGGATCATGGACCACGACGCCCACCGCGCGTTCGTGGACCACCTCGTGCAGGAGGGGCTGGTGTACCCGCTGGACCCCCTGGTGCGGGAGACCCTGGTGAACAAGCGCCAGCACGCCGTGAGCCGCCTGGAGCACGACGTGGTGCGCAACCCTGGCAACGACCTGCTGCGCTCGCGGCTGCTGACTGAGACCAGGGTGCTAGCCAGGATGCGCGGCGAGGACGCGGACGAGGCTGAGCACGCGGCGCGTGCGCTGCTGGCCCAGGCCACGGCGCCCCTGCGGGAGGCTCAGCGGGCTCTGGAGGAGCAGGAGAGCTCTCCCAGGGCTGCCAAGGTGCCAGCGCGGCCCAAGGTGAAGGCCAAGCGGGGGGGCAAGCGTGCCTGACACCAGGGACAGCAGCGGTGGAGAGATCAAGGGGCGGCGCGAGGCGGTGGAGCGCTTTGCAGCGAAGATCCGGCGGAACACGGGCATGAGCCCCCGCGAGGCGAAGGAGAGGGCGCGAAAGCACGCGCTGCGCGTGGAGCGTGGCGCGGTTCAGACAGACAAGTAACCAAGGTCCGCCCGCAGTGGTGCGGGCCGCTCTGAGAGGAGCTGACCGATGGCTGCACTGACGACACAGCCGAGCTACAAGACCTATCGACCCGCTGGCCTGGAGAACGCTGCGGCGTTCCGCGAGGTGGTGATCGCGCACAGCGCGGACTCCAAGGATCTCGCCACCAGCATCACCATCAGCTCGGGCGCTGTGGCGCCCACGCACACCCGCAACGACGGATCGCTGTACGTGGACCGCGCAACGGGCAACTGGTACCGGCGCGTGAGCGGCGCGTGGGTCGAGGGCGAGGGTGGTGTGGAGATCGCCACCGACGCGGGCGGTGCTGGCCTGAGCGCTGGTGACCTCGTGTACCAGAGCGGGCACGACGGCACGAACCCCGAGGTGACCGCGGCCACCAACACGGACCTGGACACCAGGGCGACGTACGTGGTGCTGGAGACCATCGCGGCCAGCGGCTCGGGTGCGATCGGTGGCATCGCCACGATCGGCTCGCTGAACACGAACGCGTACACGGTGGGGGACAAGCTGTACCTGGACACCGCGGGTGGCTACACGGACACCGCGCCGACCGGCGCGACGGACGTGGTGCAGGAGGTGGGTGTCGTCAAGGTCAAGTCCGCGACCGTGGGCGAGATCCTGTTCTACCCTGGGCTGGCCAAGCTGCAGGGCATCGAGGCCAGCGACATCATGGGGCTGACCGCGACCGCGGCTGAGCTGAACGTGCTGGACGGCGTGACCGCTGGCACCGTGACGGCCAGCCTGGGCGTGGTGGTGGACGCGTCCAAGGATATCGGGGAGTTCAATCAGATCCGCACAGCGGAGCTGAACCGCGACTCCGCCAACCTGCAGATCGACACCACGACCTCCGGCAACATCGAGATCGATGCAGTGGACGATCTGGACGTGGATGCAGTGAACTGCACCATGGACTTCACGGGCACGGCGTCCATCGACGCGGTGGGCAACTCCAACCTGACGGTGGACACGGGGGATCTGACCCTGAACACCACCACCAGCGGTGACATGATCGCGGACTCCGCAGGGCTGCTGGACGTGGACGCGGCTGGCGTGATTCAGCTCACCAGCGCGGACAGCTCGGCGGCTGCGATCTACCTGGAGTGCTCTGACGCTGCGGGTGGCATCGACATGGACTGTGGTACCACGGGGTTCGCGGTGGACTCCACGGGTGCGCTCAGCCTGGACGGCGTGGGCAACAGCAACCTGACCGCGGACACGGGTGACCTGACGCTGAGCACCACCACCAGCGGGGACGTGAAGCTGGACAGCGCGGCCAACGTGATCCTGGAGGCCGCGAGCGGTTCGGACATCCTGTGCAACGACGACGCGGACCCGACGCGTCAGATGGCGCTGGACATGAGCGGGCTGACCGCGCCCAGCGTGCGGCTGCTGTCCATGGCCGACGAGGACGTGGCCCTGGCGAGCTGCATCCCGCGCCTGCTGGCGCTGCAGATCACCACCACCGAGCTGACCGCGAGCGCGAACAGCCAGAGCATCAACTTCGCCACCGCGATCCCCGCCAAGGCGATCGTGCACGGGGCGTGGTTCGATCTGGACACGGTGTTCAGCGGCGGCGGTGCTGCCAGCTGCGTGATCGACGTGGGCGACGGCACCGACGCGGACGGCTACGTGGACAACGAGGACGTGTTCACGGGTGCGACCACGGGCCAGCGCTCGACGCCGACCACCGCGCCCGCCCTGCTGGACAGCAACGGGGTGGACATCGATGACGGTGCCCGCACCCCCGCGGTGCTGATCACCGCCGACGTGAACGTGGACACGCTGACCGCTGGTGACGTCACCGCGTACATCCTGTACACGCCGTCCCCGCTCGGCGCCACCATCAGCTGACCAACCCCCTGAGCGCCCCTCTGGCGTGCGTGAGCGCGCTGGAGGGGCAGCAGGGTGGAGGAGGTGACCTATGGCCAGCACAGAGATGCGTAGCAGCACGGTGCAGGCGCTCACGACGAGCTACCTGGGTACCGAGTTCGAGATCCGCGGTGCGGCCAGCATCGAGGTGTGGCTGGACGATGCGGCCATCGCGTTCACGGTGCGCTACAAGACGGGCGACACCAGCGGCGACTACGTGGAGCGCGTGGTGGGTGCTGGTGGCTCGCGGTACATCGAGGGCAGCGGGTCCAAGGGCCAATCGATCTTCCTGAACGTGAAGGCCGCGAGCGGCACGCCGAACGCGCATGTGCTGCCGGTCTGGTGATGGGGGTGACTTGTGCCTGAGAAGTACCAGGACGTGATGCGCGAGACGGTCTACGACACGGACCGCGATGACATCGTGGACGTGACCGAGGGGCTGCGGGAGACGGGCGGACCCACCACGCTGACGGCTGGACAGGTGTCTGACGGCGAAGTGTTCACCCGCAGCGGCACCACGTACGCAGGCGAAGCTCGCGCGGGGATCGACACGGACGCCACCGCTCACGCGGCCAGCGACGGCACGAGCCACGCGAACGTGGTGCTGAACGACGCTCACCGCGCGGGTGATGGATCTGACCATGCGGACGTGGCCACGAACACCACGCACAGCACGGGCGACGGTTCGGACCATGCGGACGTGGCCCTGAACAACACCCACCGCAGCAGCGACGGGTCCGATCACACGTTCATTGACCAGAACGTGACCACCGGAAGTTCTCCCACCCTCGATGGGACCAACTTCACCGGGCTCCCTGCGGGTGTGGCCACCGGCCGCGTGGCCGAGATCACTGGCAGCGACGTGTCCGCCGTGGCTGACACCTACGAGGTGGCTGCGGTGAACGGGCGTCAGTACGTGCGGCTGATGCGGCGCACCACGTTTCCAGAGGCGGTGGGTGACGCCATTGCAAGCCCTGGCGGCAGTCGTACGTGGCTGAACAGCGGATCGCTGGATAGCTCCGACTACAACACCACCACCGCGGATGAGTGGAACATCGACCACGCCAACGCGGCCACGGACTGGACGAATGGAGGCACGCACACGGCTCCGTTTGCCTACGACGTGTTCCCCAGAGCGTACGATACGCAGGAGTGGGTAGCGTTCATCTCCGGGGACGGGGACGCGAACTACAACACCACGGCCCTGATGGTCACCGACGACGACGTGAACAACACGTATGCATACATCGGTGTGGGGTGGAACGGCGCGGACAAGATCCGCACGAACACAGGGGGCGCCAGCACCTGGACGAACGCGACCGCAGGCCAGCGGAACGGTGGGATCTGGTTCCGCATCCTGATCGACTCGGCCGGTTCGGTGAAGTGTTACTACGCCCACGGGGTGGTGGGCACGCTTCCGTCCGGTTGGACGCGGACGAAGCAGGTGGTAAACCACCTCGCCAGCGCGAACAACTTCAAGGTCGGAATCACGTCCCACACCACGAACGCCCAGGACGGGAACGTGGGGGACGTGGGATACATGGACCACGCGGCTGGTGGCCAGTCTTGGAACACGGCCGCACCCCTGTACCCCGCCCAGCAGTTCGATACGGGCAACGCTGAGCAGCAGCTGGTGGCGGACTACGACCTGGGCAGCGATGCCCCCACGGTGGATCAGTCGCGGCTGCGGCTGGTGCTGGCTGACGCTCAGAACCTGCTGGACGATGACGCAGCCAGCTGGACGTTCTCGGCGGTGGTGGCCACGGCTGGGGGTGCATCCAGCGCAGCCTACAACGCGGCTGGCTCGGTGGTGGTGGAGACGGACGGTGTCGGCCCGCACAGGTACCTGAACATTTGGGCGAAGGCCAGCAGCGACGGGACACAGCCTGGATCGCTGCTGATGCCCCTGACGATCGTGGTGGAGTGAGGAGGCCAGCATGCGAGTGAAGTTGGCGAAGGTGCGCGGCCAGCTGGTGACCGAGGGGGGGAGGCCCCTGGTGCTCCCCTTCGATGCTGTGCTGGAGGACGGCTTGGTCGTGGTGAGCGACGACGGTGAGACCCGCGTGGAGCTGCTGGCGGATGAGCTGGTGGACGTGGACTCGTCTGACTGGCCACCGGAGCGCTTCGCGTACGCGTTCGATGTGGAGCACACCGTGGATGACCGAGGGCGCCCCTCGCTGGCTCCGGCTGGACGTGCGGCAGCCCTTCGGGCCATTGCTGATGATGATGAGCGCGAGCACACGCGGGAAGCCTGGGAGACGCTGATCGAGCTGGCTGGGCTGGAGCTGGACAAGGACCCTGACAGCTACAGGCGCAAGGGACAGCTGGTGACAGCGGCCAAGGCGTCAGTGGGTGGAGCGATCGGCTGATGCCCCAGGAGAACCAGTACGCCACGCGCTATGTGCTGCCCGAGATGCTGCAGCGCGCTACGGAGCAGGTGATGGAGCTGCAGGTGTACCGCAGCGGCCAGCTCCAGGCGCCCAGCAGCGGCACGGTGAGCCTGCTGAAGGGCGACGGCACGGCCATCGTGGACGCTCAGGAGGTCACGGTGAGCGATGGTGTGGCCACGTACACGGTGGGTGCGGCTCTGCTGCCAGCCACCGAGGGCGTGAGCACGCTCTGGCAGGTGCGGTGGTCCCTGGTGATGCCTGACGGGCGCACGTACCTGTTCACGCGCGAGTGCTGGCTGGTGCTGCGGCGGCTGTACCCGGTGGTGACGCAGGCGGACATGGTGCGCCTGCACAGCGAGCTGGAGACGTGGTTCAGCGCGGGCAAGCGTACCGCGCAGAGCTACCTGGACGCAGCGTGGGATCGGCTGCAGCTGCGGCTGCTGGAGAACGGCAAGCGTCCGAATCTGGTGCTGTCAGCTGGCTCCCTGTACGGCGTGCACCTGGACCTGACGCTGAGCTACACGTTCCGTGACTGCGCTGCGTCCACCAGCAGCTCGGGCCAGTACGAGAAGCTGGCTGAGCACTACGCCCAGAGCTACGAGAACAGCTGGGCTGCGCTGCAGTTCACGTACGACTTCGACGAGGACGGCGCGCCTGACGGTGACGAGCAGCAGCGAGGCGCTGAGGCGCTGATGGCCACGGTGGTACCTGGGAGGTGGCACTGGTGAGCACAGCGGTCACCCAGGAGGAGCTGCACACCGCGCTGGTGGACGTGGCTGAGGGCGCTGCTGACGGGCTGCACGAGGCCACGCAGGCGCTGGACGTGACGCGTGAGCCTGGGCTGGCCCAGGATCGTGCGTTCACGCTGACGCTGCAGGTGACGGACCCGCGGAAGTACCGCAGCCAGCCTGGAAGACGTGACCGCAAGGACGTGAGCGCTCTGCTGCTGGTGGCGTACCGGCTGGACCCCCGTGACCAGCGGGCAACGACGGTGCAGAGCTACAAGGACGAGGAGGCGGTGGTGGCGGCGTGGAACACGCGGAACCGTGATCCGCTGCTGTACTCGCGCCCCGTGCACGTGAGCACCACGCGCACGCTGCACCCGCTGGGCGAGTGGCTGTTCATCAGCGTGCTGTTCAGCATGGCGCTGGATTGGTCGCTTCCTGGGGTGACGCCATGAGCGTGGGGTTCACCAGTGGGAACCTGCTTGTGGACGTGCGTGCCCTGGTGGAGCAGCTGCTGCCCGAGGTGCAGGCGTCACAGCGACGGGCGATCCAGCGCGAGGCTGACACCCTGCGCGAGGCGGTGCCAGAGGCGGCTGACGAGCAGCTGCTGAGCCGCGTGGACTGGCGCAAGGCTGTTGCCGTGGCTGGTGCTGCTGCTGTGGGCCCTGCGGCCCTGGTGGATGACGTGGGCATCGAGGCCACTGAGGAGCTGGAGGACGCGTTCGACTTCGCTGAGGAGGCTTGGTTCTGATGGCCGTCAAGGGCGGGCTGGTACTGACGGGCACCCGCGAGGGGCGCGCTCAGCCGATCACCGGAGCTGAGGTGATCATGGCCGAGCTGATCCCCAAGCTGCGCCCGCTGGTGGACGAGGCAAGCCACGCCATCAGGGACGAGATCGCGCGGGGCGGTACGTGGGTGAACAAGCTGGCGGGGCACGCCCCTGCTGGGGTGACTGGCCCGAGCAAGTCGACCGGGCTGAGCGGTGAGAGCTGGACGGACGTTCCCCGCACGAACATCCAGCAGATCAGCATCACGCTGGAGAACGACGTGGACTACGCCGAGTACGTGCACTTCCCAGGGGCTGACACGGGTCAGTGCCTGGAGGACGCGGACAAGGTGTTCAAGACCGAAATTGCCAAGCTGGAGGCCCGGCTGGCTGACGTGGTGCGCGCTGAGCTGCGCAACCTGATCTGAGAGGAGGCCAAGCATGGCCATCAGCACGATCGTCAAGACCAAGCGAGACGGCACCCTGACGTTCGAGGACAACGGAGCGGCGAACACGCTTACCGTGGCCTTCGAGGCGGGTGACTTCACCCTGAACATCCCCGAGGAGGCGGTCAGCCTGTTCCTGGACCGGGGAGTGATCACGAGCCCGCCCGCGATCCGGTACGGGGACGACCAGCCCATGACGGGGAGCTTCACGGCGTACCTGCGGGATCTGAGCGATGCGGCGTACGCGACGCTGGAGGAACTCCTGCTGCAGAGCGGCGACGTGGGCAGCAACTGGGTCAGCACCATGGGCGCCAACGGAGAGGTGTTCTCGCTCACGCTCCGGTGGACGATCGACGGCGTGTCTCATGGGGACGCGAGCAATCACGTGATCACGGTGCCGTACTGCCACGTGAGCGGCTCGCTGAGCGAGGGCGACCCTGACACGGTGAGCATTTCGTTCACCAGCTACGCGGTGCGGCCGACGGTGGTGAGCTGAGCCTGAGCGCCTGAGCGCGCCTCTGACGCGCGTGGGGTGTTCGGGCGGGTGCATGCGCACCTGGAGCGCTCCACGGGGCTCAGCGGCTGGCTGGGGTGCCCTGACAACGATTCTGGCGGGGTGTTCCCCGCAGGGAGGATGAGGACATGGCTGACACCCTGGAGAGCAGGCTGACGCTGCGGGCGCTGGTGACGCGCACCGTGGGGATGGACCTGGGGACGCTGACGTTCCCCGCGACGTGCGAGCAGGCGCTGACGTGGCCTGACGGCACGAGCGCGTCACAGGCTGACGAGGTGTGGAGCGACGAGGCCACCATCACCAGCGGCGCGTACCTGAACCTGGACCTGAAGGCTCTGGCCGAGACGGACGACGACGGGGACGCCACGGTGCGCCCCGTGGACTTTGCCAAGGTGAAGATCCTGTGCATCGTGAACACCAGCTCCACCGGCTCGCTGGTGGTGGGTGGTGGCACTGACAACGGTGGCGCGGCTGACGCGTGGATCGATGGCGGCACCGAGGGCTGGCTGGCCGCTGACAGCGACCTGGACCGCATCCCTGCGGGTGGGAGCATGTTCCGCGTGTTCCCCAGCGGGGTGACGGTGACGAACACCACCAGCGACATCCTGGGGCTGGGCGCCGTGGGCGCGAACCAGACGATCGAGATCCTGCTGGCTGGGAACGCGAGCTGATGCTGGCCGCGCACGAGGTGGCTGAGTTGGGCAGCGTGCTGGAGAGCACCCTGCAGGAGCTGCTGGAGCGCCAGGGGACCGCCATGAACCCCAGCGGTCCGAGCATGAAGCGGCGGCACGCGATCACCAGGATCAAGCGCTCGCTGGCTGCGCTGGCTGTGATCAAGCAGCAGCTGGACGGCGTGCCCGAGCTGGTGCCGCTGGAGGCTGAGGAGCCCCCCAAACCGAAGGCCAAGCGCAAGCGCAAGACCAAGGGCGGGTGAGGCACAGCGCCAATACCCACCACGAAATAGGAGGGGCTGCGGCCCCCCACCCCCTGGAAAGGGAGGACAGCATGAGGACACGCCAGGAGCCGCTGACCAGCGGCCAGAACGCTAACCTGTTTCAGCTCCAGATCGATGGTGAGCAGCACCATTTCGAGGTGCCCTATCCGCTGGACGCGCTCGACCTGCTGACCCTGTTTGACGAGGCGGGGCTGGGCGACTTCGCCAAGGGCTCCCGCGAGGGGGGCCCGCTGCCCGCCGAGCTGCTGCGCAAGACCAAGGGCTTGTGGACCCTGGGGGGCGCGGCTGTGGGGCTGTGCTGGGCTCACCCTGAGCTGGAGCTGGAGGCGGAGCTGCCTGACGGTGAGGACGCTGGGCGGCTGGTGCCGTACGGGCGCAAGGTGCTGCAGGAGCTGCACCGTGCTGGGTACCGCCCCGCGTTCGTGACGGCGGTGCTGCCCGAGCTGCTGGGCAAGCTGAGTGGGAGCGTGGTGACTGGGGACAAGCTGCAGGAGGCGAGCGCCCGCGCGGATTTTTCCGATCCGCCCGAGGCAACGGGCACCTGATAGCGGTGGACGTGGGGTTGAACCTGCTGGGGTCAGCTCACGCGCTGTACCAGCTGCCCAGGCGCGAGCAAGTGGACGTGCTGGCGTACCGCGAGGTGCTGCTGGCGCGTGGTGAGGATCTGAGGTTCCAGCTGCTGGGGAGCGGGCTGAACGATGGCCTGGAGCTGGAGCTGCTGAAGGCTGGCAAGCGCTCACCAGCGAAGGGGCGCGGGCTGGCCAGGGTGAAGCGGCAGATGAAACAGGGCGGGGCGACCGATGCGGCCCTGGATTGGTGGCTTGGAGGTGACTGATGACTGAGCAATTTCGGTGGGAGCTGGACATCAGCTCGTTCGTGCAGTCGCTGCGTCAGGCGAACGAGGAGATCGATCGAACGATCGCCAAGTCTGAGGAGCTGGGGGAGAGCACCACCGCAGGGCTGAACGATGCCAAGGACGCGGCCGATGACGCTGGGGACGCCCTTGGGGACATGGGGGAAGAGACCAAGGACGCTGGGGACATCGGTGAGGCTGCGGGCGCCACGCTCACGATCACCTGGAAAAAGGTAGCGGTGGCTGCGGCTGCTGCGGCTGCTGCGGTGGCTGCAGTGGTGCACGAAACCATCGAGTTCGCGGACGAGGTGAATCTGGTAGCCAAGCGTGCGGCCACTGTGGGCGCCAGCGTTGAGGATTTCCAGAAGGTGCAGGGCGCTCTGGACCTGATGACCGATGGCAGCGCCAGAGCTGAGATGGCGCTGATCAACCTCAACCGGAAGATCGATGACGCGCGGACCAAGGGTGGCGCGGCAGCGGATCAGCTCGCACGCATGGGGCTGGACGCGCGGGATCTGGCTGAGCTTGACGTGGATGAGCGGCTGCTGGCGGTGGCGGACGGTATCGCCACGCTGGGGGATCGTGCGGCTCAGACGGCTGTTGCGGCTGATCTGATGGGTCGCGCTGGCCGCGCCATGGTGGACAGCTTCGCCAAGGGTCGCGAGCCGTTCCAGGAGAGTTTCAAGCTGATCGAGCAGGCTGGAATCATCAGCAACGAGACGGCGAAGGAGGCTGAGGCGCTGGCTGACGCGGTGTACCTGCTGCAACAGGCGTGGCGCTCGTTCCGGTCGGCAGCTCTGGAGCCCCTGATTCCGCGGCTCACGGCCACGCTCAACTTCCTGACGGGGCTGGTGGCGCACAGTGACGACAACGTGGTGGCGCTGGGCAAGCTGAACCAGCGGCTGGGCGAGACGGCTGAGGAATTCGGGGACGCCGAGCCTGTGGTGGAGGGCTTCTCTGAGGCTGTGGGGGTGGCAGTCGAGCAGACGAACATGATGGCCGAGGCTGCGCGCTCCATGGCCGCTCAGGCGGCCAAGTCGTTTGGCATCCTGGAGCATCAGGAGCTGCTGGACACGCTGGACGCTGTGGGGACGGGCGCTGATCGGTTCGAGGTGTTGGAGCAGCAGATCGTGCGGATGACGCGCCCCACCGAGGCAGCAGCTGATGACATGGCCAGTTCGTTCCAGGACATGGAGCAGGCGATCGTGCAGGCGGTGCTGGACGGCACCCGATTGGTGGAGGACTGGCAGGCTCTGATGGATGCCATGGGGGCTCCCAGCCCGGCCGCGGTGCAGAGCGATCTGGAGCTGTACGCTGCAGCGATCGTGACCGAGTACCGCAGGGCATGGGAGAGCAGCACCGAGGTTGTGCAGAAGGAATCTGGCAAGCAGTCCAGGGCGCTGGAGAAGGCCCAGAAGGAGCTGCTGAAGAAGCTGCAGCAGCAGGCCCAGGAGCACGCTGAGGCCATGGCTGAGGTGTGGCGCACCACGTGGGAAGGCTACATCCCCAGCGTGGAGCGCGTGGTGGACGAGTCTGAGGCGATCTGGAGCGGTCACCAGCAGGGGGTGACGGACATCAGTGAGGCCACGCTGACCCACTGGCACGCGCAGGTGGAGGGGTTCCTGGAGGAGCTGGGGGCGGTGAGCGGTGCCATGAACGGGCTGACTCAGGGCGCGTTCGACAACATCAGCGCGATCACCGATCTGGCGATGGCCAAGTCCGCTGAGGGTACGAAGGCGTACGAGGACGCGGTGCGGGCTCAGTTCGCTGTGGCCGTGGCTGGAGCGCTCGCCAGTACCACGGTGGCCATGGTGCAGGCGGCTGCGACCTGGGCGAGCAGCGAGCAGGACTGGAAGTCGGGGCTGGCCGCGGTGGGTGTGGCCATCGGTGAGATGGTGGGGCTCCTGGCCACCATCGGAGCGGCTGAGGCTGAGTTCAACAGCAAGTTCCACGCGGGCGGTGTGATCCGCCAGGACGAGATCCCGGCGACCCTCCAGCAGGGTGAGAGCGTGCTGACCAAGCAGGCCACCAGGGCGCTGGGCGAGCAGCGGGTGAACGACCTGAACCGCGGGGTGGCCGCTGGTGGCCGCGAGCAGCTGACGGTGGTGCAGCAGGTGAACAACCGGACCACGTACGCGGCCCAGCAGGAGGCGATCCGCACAGGGGCGGACCCGTACAGCGCAAAGATCGCAGCGATGCAGCCCAGCAAGGCGTACCTGCGGAACCCGTTCGCGGAGGTGTGAGGACATGGGAACGCAGCAGACCCAGGACTACCTGCACTCGATGGTGATCCCCGAGGAGCGGGCGGGCAACGACAACCTGACGGCTGTGGGGGCTGGTGGGAGCGCCAGCACGGACAGCAGTTACAGCCAGAGCGGCCCGCGCCCTGGTGTGGCTGAGCCCGCGGTGGACACGGAGCTGGTGGTGGAGACCAGCGGGAGCCAGAGCGCCAAGGGACAGCTGGAGCTGCTGGCGCGGCGTGCGGGTCACCCCACCCCCACGGACGGGGCGTTCGTATGGCGTGACGTGGCTGGGGGTGACGGTACGGACGAGTACAAGGGGCGCGACAGGTACATGAGCGTGACGGGGTGGGACCCGTTCGACATGACGGCTGACGACGTGCTGGAGCCACCCCTGGACGTGCTGCGGCTGGCCAGTGGGAAGCTGCTGTGCACGGGGCTCACGGACAGCACGGGCAACCGCTACGTGAGCCAGTACGACCCCAGCACGAGCACGTGGGGAACCCCCGTCGCCATCGGGGTGCAGGACGGCACGAACAGGCGTTGCAGCTGTCTCGTGCAGCTGGACAGGGTGTACGACGGGGCGACTGAACCCAGGGTGCTGCTGTTCATGGTGACCCCTGACGAGTACCAGATCGATGTGCACCGCAGCGACGACGAGGGGGCGACCTGGACGATCCACAGCCAGCGGTGCTGTGACGTGGCGATCGTGGACAGCGCGGGCGACCCGTTCACGGCCATGCGCAAGCTCAGTGCGGCTCACAACGACGAGCAGATCGTGCTGTTCCTGTACGCGGAGGACGGGGACCACGGGAACCTCGTGATCCACCAGTGGGCCAGCAGCGACCTGGGGGGCACGCTGCAGGAGGTGGCCAGGGCGAGCACCCCCAGCGCTGATGACGACTGGCGCGAGCCCAGCGTGAGCGCGCTCCCCGAGGGGGGGTTCGTGATGACGTGCCACGTGGCCGAGTACACCACTGCAGGCACGTACAGCCACAGGTTCGGCAGCGCGTACACCGACTTCCGTGAGGGGCTGGTGGTGGCGATCTGGACGGGGCTGGTGGTGAGCAACGACTGGATCAGCGGGTGCAGCTGGATCGATGAGGATGGGGTGCTGTACGCGCTGTACAACAGGTACAACAGCGGCAGCACGCAGTGGGAGCTGCAGCTGGCGCAGAGCAGGGATTTCGGAGCGAGCTGGAGCCTGTATGAGTCGCAGGTGCTGACCTGGGAAAGCAACGTCGACTACCTCAACCGCTTCGACTGCACCAGCACCGCGGGGCGCGCGGCCCTGTGCACCCGCTGGTACGTGGGCAGCGCGACCACGTACGAGGGGGACAGCGTGGCGTGCGTGTGGCTGGGGGGGTACAGCGAGCACACGCTGCCCGACAGCACGCACGATAGCGATCTGAGCTTCGAGGAGGTGAACGCGCTGGGGTACGCGCCCGCCACCACCTCCCAGGCGAACGGTGAGCTGTACCTGCCGGTGGATCTGCCCGCTGCCCTGACCTGGACGGGGGTAGACACCTGGAGCACGCTGACGGCCGCTGGTGAGCTGCAGATCAACCCCACCGCGGCGACGCAGATCTACCAGTCGACCAAGGGCGCTGGTGAAACCAAGGTGATGCTGGAGTTCGCGGTGCGGGTACCAGCTGGCCAGGGCAGCAAGACCACGGACCGGATCGCGGTGAAGCTCAGGCTGGGGGATGGTGCTGGGTACGAGTACGAGGCCAGCATCCAGCTGGACGATACGGGGTTCCGGATCTACGACGTGCACGGTGCGGCTCACCTCGCTGGCACGGCCACCCCTGACTTCACCAGCAAGGTGCACGTGCGGGTGGCCATGGAGAAGTTCGCTGGCACCCCTGGCACGTGCACGATCCGCACGTGGTACGCCAGCGACGCTCACGCGCGCGAGTGGACCGAGAGCCTGACGGGCACGCTGACTGACCGCGGTGGCGCGTACGCGGCGAACCGCATCCAGTGGGGGCACCTCGCCACCAGCAGCGACACCAGCCATTGGTCCATGGTGGGGTACAGCTACGACGTGAACGCGTGGAGCGAGGACCCCGCGTTCTACTCGCTGTTCTGCAGCAACTGGAGCAACCCCGAGTGCCTGAGCCCCGCGGCGTTCAGCGGTCTCCCCGTGGGTGTGCACGATGGCGTACGTGTGCGGGCTCGCTCGGGCCCGTGCGCGGTGGGTCAGACATGGGACATCACCACGCGGTACGACCACCCCGTGAGCAACCTGGACCCCCGCATCAGCGGAAGCCCGAGCCGCACGTGGCGCAGCAGCGCGGACAACGTGGAGGAGTGGATCACCTGGGATCTGGAGGACGTGGATGCCACCACGTGGCTGGAGGGTGACGCGATCTGTTGCTTCGTGCTGAACAGCAACGTGCGGCAGGTGGTGTTCGAGGGCAAGCCAGGGGCTGGTGCGTGGGTGACGCTGGCCACCATGGAGGCTGACACCGATTACAGCGGGATCAGGTACGAGCGCAACGGGGTGGCTGTGCGGCCCGACGAGGCCCAGGTGACCACGGCAGAGCGCTACCTGTTCCCCGAGGATCACGTGGGGGACACGTTCGACCTGGGAGCGGGTGGCGAGGGGAACCAGTACCGCAAGATCCTGCACAACAGCGGGGGCGCGTGGCGGGGATCTGGGGTCACCACGATGCGCCCCACCCTGATCCTGGAGGACGTGGAGGCGGGCAACCCCAGCAGCGGCACGGGGGCGATCTGGCGGCGCTCGTTCGGTGCGGTGGTGAGCAGCCACTGGGGCGAGACGTACGACCACTACCGGATCAGGATTCCGGCCCAGCACACGCGGGATGACTACTACGAGATCGGCAACGTGGTGATCGGCACGGTGCGCCTGCTGGCGCGCCGGTACGACCGCGGGTACCAGTACGTGCACGTGCAGCCGCTGAGCCTGCAGGAGCGGCCCGACCTGACGACCACCGCGCGCCCCGTGGGCAAGCTGCGGCGGGAGCTGACGTTCAGCTGGGTGGACACGGGGTTCGACCTGACTGAGCTGGATCTGGCTCAGCCGGATGTTGACTACGTGGCGATCGGCTCGGGCAACGAGCCCGCTGGGGTGTTCGGTGAGACAGGGCGGCTGGTGGAGGGCATCGTGCGCAGGGCTGAGCAGGCCACGTGTCCCGTGCTGCTGCTGACCGCTCTGGAGAAGCAGACGGGGGCGAGCAAGGTGCAGCAGGAGAGCCGCACCAGGGCCATGTTCTGGGGGCGGATCGTGACGGACCCGATGAGCCCCGCGGTGCTGGGGCACGAGACCCGCAGCGAGTTCGAGCAGCTCCAGCCGATCACGATGATCGAGGAGGTGTGAGCGGTGTTCACTGAGGACGCGCTGAAGGGGCGGCTGCACTGGCTGCTGGACCTGAGCTGGGCGGGGGTGCAGGTGCACCTCGCTGGGCACGAGGTGACAGCCACGGTGGAGGGCGAGGAGCACGTGTATCGCCCTGGCCTGATCTGGCCGCGCAGCGTGAGCCAAGGCATGAGCCCGTTCAGGACGGACGGGGGAGGGCTGCAGGTGAGCCTCACGATGCTGCTGTGGCAGGCGGCTGAGGTGGACGTGCCCGCGCTGGTGGCTGACGGTCACCACCCTGGGAGCGCCGTAGGCACGCTCAGGCTGTACTCAGAGACCACGGACGAGGTGGTGGACGTGCTGGTGGGGCGGCTGCGCGCGCCGCAGTGGGGGGCGACGGTGGTGCCCCTGGTGGCCATCCTGGAGGAGCTTCCGTACGCGGACGATACAGCTGAGCTGTGGGGCCCGTACCAGCGGGTGCTCGCCAGCACGTGGCCAACCCCCGCGCAGAACGCCAGCGGTGAGCGGTACCCGATCGTGGTGGGCAGCCCTGGCGGGTACAGCACGGGGGAGTTCTACGGTTCCCCTGGGCTGCTGGTGAACGACACCCCAGGGAGCGAAACGGTGCTGATCGCTGGGCACCACACCGCGGCAGCTGAGGCTGGCGCGCAGGTGGAGTACTACAACGCCACGACGGGCGCGGCCCCTGTGTACTTCGTGCCCAGCAACAGCAACGACGGGCGTGGGCGCCCCGTGTGCACGATCGATGCGAGCACGCTGGGAGCGGCTGCTCCGAATGACGGTGACGAGCTGTGGATCAGCTGGAACACCAGCGCGGGGGTGCGCACGTACGGGCTGCAGGACGGCACCAGCAGCGGCGACCCGATCCGCGGGCTGGGTGACGTGCTGGTGTGGGCGCTGCGCAAGTCGCGGGTGAGGTGGGATGCTGGCCGCGTGGCGGCTGTGCAGCAGCGGCTGAACACCATGCTGGTGGACACGTACATCCTGACGGCACCCACCAGCAACCTGAGCCCGTACCAGTGGGTGCAGGAGCTGCTGGCGGACCTCCCTGTGAGCCTGCAGACAGGGCCGCACGGGCTGTTCTTCGGGCTGTGGGAGCCCTTCACCGCGCCAGGGGATGCCCTGGTGCACCTGGACGCTACGCGGGGCACAGGGAACGCCCAGCGCACGGGGCTGGTGCAGCTCAGCGAGCGCGACGACGTGCGGACCACGGTGAGCGTGAGCTACAGGCGCAGCTCGGTGAACGGCAGCCTGAAGCTCCAGCACGTGCTGAGCGGTGACCCTGCTGAGCTGGAGGAGAGCGGTACCAAGCGTGAGCTGCGGCTGCTGCAGGCATACGACCAGTATGGGCCCAGCGGCACCGCGAGCGTGGAGCTGACCTGGGCTGAGGACGAGCCCAGCGCTGACGTGGTGGCGCGCGCTCTGGCCGCGTACCACGGGGGGCAGCGGGTGCGGGTGCCGTACCTTGTGGACCAGTGGCCAGGGGGGCGCGTGTGGCCTGGGGACGCGGTGACGGTGACGGACGGTGAGCTGGGGTGGACCGCTCGCATGGGCATGGTGCTGGACGCTCAGTGGACCGAAGACGCCGGTCGTGAGCTGGTGGTGGAGTTTCTGGTGTGATTCTGCGGGGTTGCAATAAGCTACCACGTAATAACACCCGTTGATATACCCCATGGCAGCGCATACCCCAGGTGGGTGACGCGCTTGTAACGCGCGCTGTTACAGCCCTGCTGAGGTGGGGGATCTGGGGTGGATTTGACCACCCCGCGCGGGCATGCTGAGCCCAGAGGAGATAGACATGGGATTGCCAGGAGAGCGAGACCCGAGGTGGGTGGACTTCCGTGAGGCGTTGGCCCAGCGGGAGAGCGGCAAGGACTACACGGTGCGCAACGACCTGGGGTACCTGGGGCGGTACCAATTCGGGATGGCGCGCCTGACGGACCTGGGGTACGCCGAGCGCAAGCCCGGTGCGAAGGGCTGGGGGAACAGCTCGTTCCAGTGGGTGGAGCCCTGGAGTGACGAGCGCTGGCTGGGCAACGCGGGCATCCAGGAGCTGGCTTTCCGCGAGCACATGGAGCGCCACGCGCGCAGCGTGGGGAGGCGGTACGGGCAGTACGTGGGCCAGCCGCTGAGCGCGTACCGTGACGGCGCGGCTGGTGAGGTGACCCTGAGCGGCATGCTGGGCGTGGCGCACCTGCTGGGGCTGGGGGGCCTGGGCAAGCTGCTGGCGGGGGACGATGGCGCGGACGCGTACGGTACCAAGGCCAGTGACTACCTGCTGCTGCTCAGCGGGCACTTCTGAGGAGGACGGACATGGGCGACGAGAGCAAGGGAATGAACACGGTGCGCAGGCACTGGTGGAAGCTGCTGATCGTGATCGCAGCTGCTGCTGCTGGGCTCACCATCACGATGCGTGACGGCAGGATCGAGCTGCACGCGGAGCTGGACGTGGACGAGGCCATGGGGCTGCTGTCCGTGGACGGGGCTGAGGACGCCCAGGAGCCCGCTGAGAGCGCGGGAGAGCCCCAGGGTGAGCCATCACCCGCTGACGACGACGACAGCGCACAGGACTGAACCTGAGCGCTCACACAGGGAGCAAGAGAAATGCCACGTACGAGACGGTTCAACCCGAGGGACACGGTGCTGAGGCGCCAGCCGGTGGACGAGGACAGCACGCGCAAGGTGCTGGGGCTGGCGCGCGCGGTGCTCAGGGACACCATGGGCACCGACGAGGAGCCCAGCGAGATGCTGCAGGCCATGCTGGAGCTGTACGAGGTGGACCCTGCGGACCTGGAGCTGGTGCAGGACGCGCTGCTGTTCACCGAGCGCGTGCTGGAGCTGGTGCAGGACAACCTGGGCAACCCCCAGGCGTTCGGGACCGCCATGACCCTGGAGGTGATGGGGTTCGTGCCCGAGCTGGTGGCTGACATCGAGGCGATCAAGGCGGAAGCATGAGCCCCCACCGCCCCCTCGCACGTGTGCGTGCTGGCCGCGCGTTGCTGTTCCAGGACCGCGTGCGGGGGTGCGGGGAGCGGTTCGACTTCGCTGAGGTGCTGTACCTGTTCGAGGCGCAGCAGAGCAACGTGTACTGGAGCGGGCGCGGGTACTACTGGCGCCCTGACGGCACCAGCTGCTGGACGCTGCTGGGCCCCAGCGCGCAGCACGTGCGCAAGCGGCTGAGGAACATGGAGATCAAGGCGGGTGTGCGCCCGCAGCCCGCGCGACCCACAGCGGCTGAGGTGCTGACGGTGATCAGCTCGGTGGTGGGCATCGCGGGGACCGCGCGCAACCTGTTCACGGGCAACGACTGAGGAGGACGACGTGGAGACCGTGGGAGTGGACTGGACGCAGGTGCTAGTGAGCTACGGGCCTGGAGTGGGCGCCATCCTGGCGATCGTGCTGCTGCAGGTGCCTGTGGTGTGGACCATGGTGAAGCGGCTGAGCACGGTACCCACCCGCGAGGATCTGCAGGCTGGCCTGGAGGGATGCAGGGCAACGCGGCGTGAGGACGAGCTGCTGGACAGCCAGAACCGCATGCTGCAGGCCCTGGAACGTCAGCAGCTGGAGCAGCAGCACCAGCGCCGGATTCAGAGCAAGCAGCTGGAGGTGCTGCGCGTGCTGCCCGAGCGCATGACCCTGATGCAGCTACGCGCCAGCAGCGGGGAGTTCACCGAGCGCGAGCTGGACATCATGCGGATCAGGGTGGACGACGCTGACGACCAAATCGAGGACATGCACAGCTGAGCAGCACAGCGTTCAGCGGCTGCTGAGCGTTCACCAGCACGAGCCGGTTCACCACCCCCTCAGAGCTGTGCTACAGTGGGTAGCGATCCCAGGGACGCCATGCCCTGGGCTCCTTCGCTGAGCCCCCCAGGAGACCCCTGGGGGGTTCGTCGGTTCTGGGGTGTGATACGCTTGCGGGCGCGAAGGAGGGTACGGTGGCACCCCCCCCAGAGGTGACAGCTGAGAGCGTGGCCGCGTGGATTCTCACGGGCGCGTGGTGCTATCGCCAGGGTGAACAGGAGAGTGGGGGCCCCGTGCTGCCAGGGTCGCGCAGGCAGGACACGACCGCGACCGCGACCGCGGCGTTGCCGAGGGCGCGACGGCAACCGCAACTCACCATGGGGGAGGTCCGCTGACAACGTCGGACATGGCAAGGAACATCGCATCACTACCCTTCGGAGCGCCTACCATGACCACTGACCGCCCCCGCCTGTTCGTCGAGTTGTGCTGCGGGT